ATGATCTCGCGGGCAGATTATGATCGGGCAGAGCGTGATCTACAGTGGTTGGCCTGCCTAGATATGGCCGGTGTCGACAACTGGTGTGGGTACGACGAGGCCATTCGCATCATGAAGGGGTACGGAGATGACTGACATGGTATCAGTGACCGTGGTAATCAACGTCGATATGGATGACGAGGAAGATGCCCGTATGTTTGTGGAGCAGTACCTAAGTGCTGCTCACAGGTATATGGACCAGAATGCTATCCAAGACTGGTACACAGTAGAGGCATGTAAGCATGACTAAGAATGAGTATGTCCGAGATATCCTTATAGGACGTGTGTGGAATCCGCAGATACTAGATGCGGCCCTCATCCACTGGCACAGCAATATCCCGCTCAACCTTGCTGTTGAGTACCTGAATAACCTGGAGAAGAAGCTCAATGAACCTACTCATACCTGAAGTAACAATCGAAGAGTGCGCCGAGGTGATCCAAGCTATTACCAAGATCATGCGCTTCGGCATGGTCAATAGCGGTTACGATAATAAGACCCAGCTTGAGACAGAGATCGGTCAGTTGAACTACATGCTATGGCGTCTTTCAGAGCACTGGGAATTGAATGAGACCAACATCGTAAACGGCTTCGAGGAGAAGGAAGAAGCTCTCGAACACTACGCCGCTCACAATGTTTGCAACCAACCTCAGCCGGAACCTAGTGTCAAGTCATGAGACAACAACGGTCGTGGGATATGTTCTTTATGGATGTAGCCGAACTGTCGGCGGATCTTTCGCATGATCCGAAGACCAGGGTTGGCTGTGTCATTGTCAAGGACGGAAACATCCTGTCATTCTCATACAACGGAACCCCGTCAGGATCCAGCAATATCATGCGTGATATCCACATGGAATCCCTGCCGGAAGTATTACATGCAGAGACCAATGCACTAGGTAAGATGATGCGTGCAGGTATTAGCACGGCAGGGTGTACACTGTATTCCACCAGAGAACCGTGTATTCACTGTGCCAAGTTGATATATCAAGCCGGTATTAGACGAGTTGTGTTTCATGACCGACATTCAAGCCCTGAAGGCACATACTTCCTATTTGATCGAGAGATCAGGGTCGAAAGGATCTAATGGATATTCCACTACTGGCCTATGCTCTCATTGGTATGGGTGCATATTGCCACTACCTTCTGTCAAAGATCAGTGAGCTAAAAGAACAGCGAGCTTCCGCAAGTGAGATGATCAGTGCTATGGCGAAGGAACTAAAAGAGCTAGGATCACCCAATGTCTTCATCGATTCCAAATAATATCAAACTAAGATTCGCATTTCTGCATAGTACAGAAAGGAAGATGAAGCGTCTATTCAAGAATATTCTGAATGATTATTGCAAGCGCTTCAATGTGCAGGTGACATCCGACCCCATCCTCGCAATATTCAGCGGAGTTGGTGAAATGAGCGATCGCGGGTTTTCAGGGGTAACTTTTGAAGGAAACCGTAGATATCTAGTATCTGTATATGACCCTTCATTGGATCAAGAATCAGATCCCTCAGAACACCGATATGTCTCATGGTCTTTTGTTACGTCCCTATGTCATGAGATGGTACATATTCTGCAATCAATCACTAAGAGGTTCCCTAAAATTGACGGATTCGAACCAACGTCCGAAGATCCTGAGGAAAACTACTTTTTCGACCCATTCGAAATTGAGGCCAGAATCCTAGAAGGCTATTACGCAGATATGTTCGGTCAAGAACTAAGGCACCATATTGAGAGTGAATAATGGCACTTGTATTCGATATCGAGACAAATGGATTGATGCCGGAAGTCAACACCATTTGGCTTATCATGACGGAGGATACTGTCACAGGAGAAGCCCGACAGTATTCTGATCATGACCCTGACCTACCGCCGTTATCTGAAGGGCTAAAAGCACTCTCCGAAGCGGCAATCCTGGTCGGCCACAACATCTGTGGTTACGACCTTCCGGTACTGGCTCACCTGAAAGGGTGGAAGCCCAATCCGAAGACAGTAATCTACGATACATGGATCATGTCAATGACCTTACGCTACAAGCGCGGTCATGCTCATGGTCTAGAAGGTTGGGGTGCTTTCATGGGCTACCCCAAGCTTAAGTTTGATAGCTGGCACGAGTACTCTAAGGAGATGCTGACATACGGGATCCGTGACGTATCCCTCAATGCCAAGGTATATAACCACTTAGTTGGTGAGGCGAAAAGTACGATCAAACTCAACCCACTCTTCAGGAAGGGTCTGTGGGTCGAGATGCAGTTTGCCATGATCGAGTCAGACATTAGGCACCTAGGCTGGCGTTTCGACGAGAAGCGTGCCAGGGAACTACTAGATCAGATGGCACATGAAATGCAGGAGATCGAGGATGAAGTCAACCCTCAGATCGGACTTGTCTGCATGAAGGTAGATAAGATCGATGAGCACAAGGAACCGGTGTACAAGAAAAATGGTGAATATGCTCTCTCAACTGCCCGCTGGTTCGGGATTACTCCTAGCTCTGGCCTTTGTGGGGATACTCGTCTTGTGGATGGGCCGTTCTCCCGCATTGAATTCGAGCAGGGCCGCTTGTCCTCAGACAAGGTACTTAAAGCGTGGCTATACAGCATCGGATGGGTGCCGGACGACTGGAACGTCAAGAAAGTCGGTCGTAACTTCGTCCAGACATCACCCAAGCTGACCGAGTCATCGCTCGAAAAGCTCGGACCAATCGGTCTACGTGTCTCTGAGTACGGAAGTATCAGTAACAGACATGGTATCCTCAAGGGATGGCTTAAGGAAATTGAATATGATGGACGCTTACACGGACGTATGTGGACGATTGGTACACCAACCTTCAGATGCAGACATGAAGTCATCGCAAACCTACCTAAAGTGGGTACTCTGTATGGGGAAGAAATGCGCAGTCTGCTCCTTCCGCGAGAAGGCTGGGTGGTTGTCGGAGCTGATTCTGCCGGGAATCAAATGCGAGGACTCTGCCACGACATCGGAGACGATGCCTTCACAGCAGAAGTGATTGACGGCGACGTACATAGGCGAAACGCTGATGTGCTGATCCCGTTCATGAAACCTGGGCTATCACCAAAAGAACAGCGGGATACCGCAAAACCATTCCTGTACGCATTCCTGTTCGGTGCCGGTGCAGAGAAGATCTCTCTGATCCTACGAGGGGTAAAAGACAAGAAGCTGGGTCAAGAAGCTATTGATAAATTCAGTAACAGTATCCCTGGCCTGGCTAAGTTGAAGGAATCACTGAACAAACAGTTCGAGACCACAAAGAACAGATTCGGTGAAGAGAATTCCTTCATCCGATCAATTGATGGTCGCATCATCTTCACCAAGTCGAAACATCAGACCTTGAACTACCGTCTACAAACCACCGAAGGTATCACCTGTAAGGCTGCTGCCGTATACTTCCGCGACAAGGCCAACGAACTGGGGATTCCTTTCAACTTCCTTCTACATTACCACGATGAGTTCGCTGTAGAGTGCCCACCAGAGTATGCTGAACAAGTTAAAGCTCTGGCTATCGAGGCATTCACCGAAGCACCTAAGTGGTTCGGCGTGCACTGCATGAATGGTGATGCACATATCGGAAACAATTATGCGCAAGTACACTGATGAGTAAGTTAATGTTCGTTGACAAGGAACGAGATCGAGATATCCCTGATTTCGACTTGGCCTTAATCGATTGCGATTCACTGATGTACTCTATCGCATGGGTCTGTCCTAGCCAGAAGATGGCTGAACGGACCCTAATGCAGAAAATAGAGAAGATCATTTCTGAAACTGAAGTCGATGAAGCGCATGTGTTTATCAAGGGTGCTAACAATTTCCGGTATTCAGTTGATCCCGAGTACAAGGCCAATCGACGGCAGTCAATGGACCCGGAAGTCCTTGACCGGGTTGAGCTACTATACTCCTATGCCAGAAAGAACTTCATTGAGAGTCATGGTGGTGAAGCCGATGACTATGTGTCTATCTATTCCTATCAGGCTCTTGAAGAAGGTAGGCTACCTGTAGTATGTCATATCGACAAGGATCTGAACATGATTCCTGGATGGCATTTCAATTTCAAGAAGGAAGAGTTCTACTACGTATCACCGGAAGAGAGCTTCACCTTCATGTGCCGCCAGCTTCTATCTGGTGACATGGCCAGTGACAATATCCCTGGTCTCAAAGGGGTTGGTGACTCAACTGCGGCGAAAATACTGCATAATACCAGACTCAGCGGGATGAAAGAGAAGATCATCTACGAGTGGACCAAGGGACCGCGCTATCCTAATTCCGGTGAGACGGCCCAAGAAGCCCGCTATAAGAGGTTACTTGACTCAGCCAACTGTCTAATTCTCCGAGAGACCCTTGAAGAAATACGACCATTGACTGAGGAAGAGCTTCTCCGTAAGATGACCTGGACAGTACCTGAAGCTGACTATCTATTTCACAAAGATAGAGATGTGTCGGACATGGTTCTGTTGAATAGTCTGCCGATCAACTGCTACATGGATACTAAGAGGCCAATCAGAAATGTCAAAGACAATAACAAATTGGACGTATCAAAATAAGCCCTTCGAAAGTGCAAATGGTAATTGTGGGTTCGTTTACTTAGTTGTATGCAACTACCCAGGCGACTATCGTAAGTATATTGGCCGCAAGTTCTTCTACTCTAACTTCGGGATCAAATCCAAACAGAAAGAGTCTGACTGGAAATACTATAAGACTAGTTCTCGTTATGTAGTTGAAGCTATAAAAAAATATGGCGAAGAGTACTTCTCATTCGAGATACTTCAAGTCTTCAAAACTCGTGGCGGGGTTGTCTCTGGGGAGGTAGAGATACAGTGGCTAATGAATGTACTACATGCAAAGAGGGATGATGGGGTACCACTATTTTGGAATAGACATATTGGTGGTGTTAAGTTCGTAACAAACGAGCTTGTTAGCGAGACTACTAGACAAAAGCTGAGGGATGCTTGGAACGATCCTATTCGAAAGAAAACCCAATCAGAAAGAGCAAAACTAATAGCAGGCAGGCCCGAGTCAAAACAACGATTAATTAAGAGAAACCAATCAGGTGTTAACCTATCGATAGAAGATTGGCAAATGGTAATGGTGTTCGAACTCCTCAAAGAAGGAGCTAGCCACCTGACTATTAGCAGGCTGACTGGTATTCCAAAAGGAACTATATCAGGTAGCCTATCACGCCTATCATATAAGCATCAACAAGATCTGCACTCGGAATGGGTGAAATTCAATGAAGATCAACCTTAAAGATGTCGAGCGTATGCTTGATGACGAAGAAAACGACGAGACCATTGAAGATAGTCTCATCAAAGAGACCATTGAGAGTCGCAAGAAGAAAGCTCACGCTGCTGCTCGCCGTAACGAGAAGGAAACCAAGGACGAGTAATGAGTCGCTGGCATTACGAAGCATGCCCCAAGTGCCCCTCATCAGACGCCTTTGCATACAAAGACGGAGATGAATGGGGCCATTGTTTTTCATGTGGACAATCATCCAAGATCAATATTGAAGAAAGCGAAGCAGTGACTACCAAAGTGAAGAAGGAAATGAAGCAAGACAATCATGGTCACCTGTCGGTGGAAGACATCGAGCAGTATGACGTGCGTGGATTCCAGGAGAGGAACATCCGTAAGAACATCTCCGCCCATTATGGTGTCCGAGTGGCATACGATTCGGACGGGACCATCGTCAGCCACTTCTATCCGTACACTAAGGCCGGTAAGATCGTCGGATACAAGGAACGAGAGCTCCCAAAGAAATTCGTCATCCACGGTGATGCCAAGGGGAAGGGTCTCGAACTGTTCGGGCAGAGCGTATGCACGGGGGGTAAGCGGCTGGTTATTACTGAAGGTGAGCTCGATGCTTTGGCGGTAGCACAGGCTCAGTATGACAAGTACCAGAAATTCTACCCCGTCGTCAGTATCCCGAGTGCCAGTCAAACGAACATCCTAATTGAGCAGCGGGAGTGGATCCGCAGCTTCGATGAAGTCATTCTGATGTTCGATGGCGATGAACCTGGACAGAAAGCCACAGCTGAAGCTGCCAAGATCGTAGGTTTCGATAAGGCGAAGGTAGCATCTCTACCTGAGAAAGATCCCTGTGAAGTTCTCCTAAAGCATGGTAGTGATGCACTGATGAAGGCTGTATTCGACGCTCGTCAGTATAGCCCCGCAGGCGTGGTCAAGGGTGAAGATATCTGGGAGCAGTACAAGCAGCTGAAGTCTGTTGAGGCCTTACCCTATCCTGATTGTGTCGGTGGGCTGAATCCACTGCTGAAGGGTATGCGTGATGGTGAGATTGTTCTGTTCACTTCAGGTACAGGTAGTGGTAAGTCAACTGTTGTCAAGGAGATCATCCTCCATGTGAAGGAACAGACTGATGAAAAGATCGGTATTGTGTCCCTGGAAGAATCCATCGGTGATACGGCTCAGAAACTCATCGGTATGCAACTCCGACAGAACCTGGAAGAGAACCCTGCCGAGGAGAAGCTTGAGCGTGAGGCATTCGAGAAGCTGTTCAAGGATGAGAAAATCCTTATGCTGGACCACCAAGGTTCAGTCAGTGACGACAGTCTCATCGATAAGATTGAATACCTTGCATTGATGGGTTGCAAGAAGATCTTCCTTGATCACATTACCATTGCGGTATCTGAAGGTGCTGATGGTAAGACCGGTAACGAGGCAGTGGACTACGTCATGAGCCAGCTGTTGAAGGTCGTCAAAAAGCATAATGTGTGGTTGGGTGTCATCAGCCATCTACGCAAGGGTACTGAACGTAAGCCTTTCGAAGAAGGTTATCTACCGACAGTAGATGACATCAAAGGATCAGGCTCGATCAAGCAGATCAGCTTCGACATCATTGCGTTCGCACGTCATATGACCCATGAGGATGCGGTGGTACGTAATACAATCAACTTCCGGGTACTGAAGGCACGTAAGACTGGTCGGACTGGTGACGCTGGTTCTGCATTTTATGACCATGAAACTACTCGTCTACGTAAGACTGATATGATGGAGTTCGCATGAACAAAACTGAAGAGCTATTCCTAGATGAACTCAACCAACTACTACGCGTGTATAAGGTTGAGCTCAGTGTGGATGACCAAACATTTCATATCAACGCATGGGCATATACTCAATTCAATTGCAGGGGTGATAAGATCTCTGATGAAATCGATCTAGACCTAGGTAGATGGACTAACGGGGAATAGATGAGTGAAACATTGGCAGTGAGAGAGCTCGCCGAATGGCTAGAGAGCAGGAGTCTACGCCTCGTGCTGGAAGACGGCCAGATATACTTGACGTCAACACTTAAGTGGTACGAAGCCGGACAGTACTTTGTAGACGAAAGTCTTGGTGAAGATTTTAGCGGAGAGTAAATGAGTCCACTAGAATACTTATCGCAAAAAGTAGGCAAGGTCGTGCCAGATTCCGATAAGGTATATAATGAGGGGGCACGACTAATTGCCTGCTCACCTGACTGGGAGTTGCACCTTGAACGATTCATTCAAGAGTCCTGGAACACCTTGCTTAAGTACTGTGTCCGTAACAAACAATCTACTTACAGCGCATCTGTCAAACTTACTTTTGCTTCGGACCTTATCGGTAAGCGTATCGCACGGGACATTGGTGCAGACGAGACCAACATCAAGTCTACCCTTTCCCTCGGCGACCTTATGCTTGAGACCTTCCTCCAAGCAGAACTGATTGAGATCTTCCGAGAGTACGAAGGTCGTAGGGCACCTTACATGGTGCGTATTACAGGAGACGTTGATGCTATTCGTCCTGTGCTTATTGGTACCTCTTTTACTCCTCTGGAGCCGATCCGTGGTCTCCGATCCCCACTTACCAAAGAACCATTCATCAAAGGATGGCACAACGCCAAGAAGTTCCATGAGTACCTTGACGCGCCCTTCGTCCGGGCACTCAACCAACTTCGCAGTCAAGCATGGAAACTTAATGAACCTGTATTCAGAGTTCTGATGCAGAATCCGCCAGAGACCTCAATGGATCTGGTAGATGAGGATGGTGTAATCTATACGTACCACTTCGATAAGTCACACAAGGAGCTACCTGAGAAGCTGAATCATATGGACGGCACCCCGTTCCTGGGTCAGAAGGATGCCAAGCTCCAACGTATGATGAGCAAGATGTTCGAGTACAATCAAGTGGTGGCGAAAGCCCAGATGGTGAAGGAGAATGGTGGTGTCTTTTATCAAGAAGTCTCATGCGATTACAGGGGTCGGGTCTACTATGCCGAGCCATTCCTTGAATTCCAGGGAAGTGATATCTCTCGCTCTCTGTTCCTATTTAACGAAAGCAAGCCGGTTGGCAGTGATGGAGCATTTTGGCTCTACTGTCACGCAGCTACCAGCTATAACGAAAATTTCACTATCGGTCAACTTCGAGGACTCGAATGGACAACAACAGATTACATTCAGTATCTGAAGAAGGAGGGTCTAGACACGATCTCAGTGGACAAGATGACTATTCAGGACCGGTACAATTGGACAAAGGCTTCCTTGTCGAGGTTCATCTGCCCTACGTCGAAGGAACCAGTCTTCCAGCCGAATGCAGAGAAACCTTACGCCTTCCTGGCTGCACTGTTAGAAATCACCGGGTATCTCGCGGATACTGGATCATACAAGTCTGGCTTACCGATCCCCATAGATGGCTCGAACAATGGATGGCAGCATCTCGCGGCTATGTCCAAGGACAAACACGCCGGTGCGCTTGTGTCACTGACGCAAAGTGATCTGCAGCAAGACTTTTACGTAGCAGTAGCAAAGGATCTGGTCAAACTGATGCCTGATTGGTTCGACGAACGGAAGATCCCCATGAAGCATATCCGCAAGGGTATTGCCAAACGTGGATCTATGACCAGAGCATACAGTGCCGGCAAGACCCGGATCGCGAAGAACATGTACGATGACTGCCACGTTGAGGGCTTCACCGTCAAGTATAACATTGATGAAGATGACTGTGAAGTTCTCGCCGCCAATTTGATCAAGGCCATCAATCAAGTCTGTGCTGGTCCGCTGAAGACCACCAAGTTCCTTCAAAAGATTGCCGAGCATGAGCTGAATGCCGGAAGGAAGCATCTTGAATGGACGACCCCAAGTGGTTTCCCAGTCATATATAAAGCCAACCTGCAACATGAGCGTAAGCAGAGAGGTACAATTCGTGGTATCAAAGGAAACAAAGACGGTAGAATCATGCACGTCGTCAGGGTCGATGTCCTCTCGAAAGACACTGGTGAAAAGATCCCGTGTCGTCGTAGCTTCGCATCTGGTATCAGCCCCAACTTTGTTCACAGCATGGATGCAGCACACATGGTTAATACCATTAATGCTTTCGGTGGCGCATTCGCCGCTGTACACGACAGCTTTGCTACTCATGCTTGCGACATCCCGCTGCTGCAGGACGTAACCAAGATGACGTTCATTGCACAGTACGATGTCGAGAACTTCTTCGACTTCATGCAAGGTCAACTGATGCTCCACAAGGATACATTCGAGATGGAGCAGCCTGCACTGGGTCGTCTTGACATCAAAGAGGTCATGAACAGTGAATACTTCTTTAGTTGAGAAGCCGGAACCTAATGTCAACCACTAAGAACAACCCACAGGAAGAATGATGAACACGTATAGCGAATTTATTGCCAAGTCGAGGTACTCGCGCTACCTACCCTTAGAACTCCGCCGTGAACACTGGGATGAGACCACTGATCGTTGGATCAGCTTCTTCAAAAAGGAACTTGAGGGACGTCTTGCACCAGAGCACTACACAATCTTCGATCAGCTACGTGAAGTGATCCACGATTTGGAAGTGTTACCTTCAATGCGCTCGATCATGACAGCTGGGCCTGCCTTGGATCGTACTCATGTGGCAGCATACAACTGTGCATACACTGCAGCCGATGACCCCCGTGTATTCGACGAGACACTATACATCCTCATGTGCGGTACCGGTGTAGGTTTCTCTGTCGAGCATCAGTATGTCAGCAAGCTACCACGAGTTCCTGCTGTGTGGCGAGATAGCTCACATGCTGAGAAGATCGTAGTTGAGGATAGCAAAGAAGGGTGGGCAAAGGGTTACCGTGAACTGATTCGTCAGCTATATGCCGGCATTCTACCTGTGTGGGATCTGAGTCAGGTACGTCCTGCCGGAGCCCCGCTGAAGACTACAGGTGGTCGGTCATCTGGTCCGGAACCACTACATGGTCTCTTCGAGTATACTGTCAGTAAGTTCCTTGAGTGTCAAGGAGAACAGCTGGATAGTATCACTGTACACGACATTCTCTGCAAGATCGGTGAGGTAGTCGTTGTTGGTGGTGTCCGGAGGTCAGCCATGATTAGCTTAGGTGATCGTTCAGACATCAATCATGCCCTTGCCAAGAGCAACGATTGGTGGATCGAGAATGGTCATCGTGCCCTGGCCAATAACAGCGCGGTCTATATGGGAACCCCCGACATGTCAGCATTCATGGAAGACTGGGTCAACCTGTATAAGAGCCGTAGTGGTGAGCGTGGTATCTTCAATCGCCATGCCAGTCAAGATCAGGCTGCTAAATGGGGTCGTCGTGATCCAGCCATCGAGTATGGCACCAATCCGTGTTCAGAAATTATTCTCAGACCAAACCAATTTTGCAACCTAACCACTACTGTTATCAGACCTGACGACGACTTCGATCGGCTGATCACCAAAGTATTCTTCGCCACGGTAATGGGTACTATGCAGGCCACCCTAACGAAGTTCCCTGAGGAATATCTCCGTCCGATCTGGAAGGAGAATACTGAGGCCGAACGCCTGCTGGGTGTCTCAATGACCGGTATCTTCGACAACCCGCTACTCAACGGTCAGACCCCTGGTCTAGAAGAGCGCCTGAGGACACTACGTAATGTAGCCCGTGCCACCAATCAGGTGTGGGCTCAACGTCTGGGTATCAATGAGGCGGCAGCAATCACCTGTGTCAAGCCCGAAGGCACTGTGTCTCAGTTGACCCTGAGCAGCAGCGGTATTCATCCGGGCTATGCCAAGAAGTATATCCGTCGTGTTCGTCAGGATAACAAGGATCCGTTGACGCAGTTCCTGAAGAATGCTGGTGTACCCAATGAACCCTGTGTGATGAAGCCTGACAGCACAACTATCTTCTCGTTCCCTCAAGAAGCCAATGGTATCACCCGTCATGACATCACTGCTCTGGAACATCTTGAACTGTGGCTGACCTATCAGCGCCACTACTGCGAGCACAAGCCTTCGGTCACCATCTCTGTCAAGGAGCATGAGTGGATGGAGGTCGGTGCATGGGTCTATAAGCACTTCGACGAGTGTACCGGTGTAAGCTTCCTGCCTGATGATGGCGGTACCTATAAGCAAGCACCTTATGAGGATATCACCGAAGAGCAATACAATGAAATGCTCGACAAGATACCTTCTATTGATTGGAATGATTTTCAGGAATTCGATGATCAAGTTGAGGGGGCACAAACACTGGCCTGCGTAAGCGGTCTGTGCTCAATTTAATACATTAAAGAGAGATATCCAGGAGAGATCATGTTAGAAGCACAGGAGAATGTGGTTGTTCTTAGGTTCTTTAAGAACGACAATGCAACAATGTATGTTGATGATTACGATGCTGTGATCACATGCACGTTTCTTGCAGATGATATCGTATACCTAGATCGATTCAAAGGATCGGTCAACAGGAAAGTACTTAGAGAGTTCTATCAATGGTTGCGAGATAAGAAAATCAACCACCTGCTAGCAACGAGATCTCCGTTACATACTCTAATGAAAGCAGATTTCCTGCTACCCGGTCTCTACCATATTGTTGTAAACTCACCTGAACTGATTAGACGCTTTGGCCCACCTCAGCCGGATCCTATCAGAAACACTAAGGAGTAACTGATGTACAATCGTGACCTCGAAACGAGCGCTGAAGTGAAGCGTATGTACAACGAGAACCAACGTAAGAACGCTGCAGAGCGTCTGGCAAAGGTTGCTGCGAAGAAGAAGCTGAAGAAGCTCCACAAGTAAGGAACAATAGCAGGGTAGCTCAGTAGTAGAGCGGTGGTCTCATAATCCACAGGTCGTTGGTGCGATTCCAACCCGCTGCATCCAAATAGTATGGACAGGTATACCGTTAAGGAGACGGCAGTCGTATTAAAGCCGGATTAGGTCAGTGGTAGATCACTGGTTTTGTAGTCCAGGGACGAGGGTTCGATTCCTTCATCCGGCTCCATATAAGGACGAGTGGCAGAGTCTGGTTTATTGCAGCGGTCTTGAAAACCGTAGGCTCCTCGCGGGGTCCGTGGGTTCGAATCCCACCCTGTCCTCCATCATTATATAAGCAAGAAGGCTAAACACAATGAAGATCTTTTCAATTGGCAAGTATACCGTTGATTCTGTTATTGCTCCTGTCAAGAAGTTGTTAGAAGAACTGGACAATGTCATTGAATTTCAGGATGACCTAGCACAGACCCAAGAGGTACTGATCCAAGAGGCCATTATCAAAAAGCGCGCCGCAGCTGCCGAGGTGCGTCGTGCTGAGGCACTGAAGAATAAGCTGGGGGACCTACTTGGAGTCTGATATGGGAACAGTCTACGGAAGCATCTACTTCCCATATGATTGGCAGTCGGATGATACTCTCAATGATGACGCAATGGAGCTACTTCGCCATGCCTCTGTCAAGGAAGCTGTTGAAGATCCAAGCAACAAAGAAGATGATTCATTCTGGACGGAGTTCGCCCGATGAGTAAAGGTAGTACACAACGGCCCACTGATAAAGAGTCTTTCGACCGCAACTATGACGCCATTTTTGGTATCAAGGAAGAGAAAGAGGATGATCGACAAACCACCACTGAGCAGCGAGATGAAACCAAAGAACAAACTCAATAACCTGATCGCTGACAATTTCCTTGTCTACTACAAGTCTCATACCTATCACCTGAATGTGACTGGTCCTGGCTTCCAACAATACCACGACTTGTTCGGTGAGGTATATGACAAACTGTGGGACTGGCATGATACACTGGCTGAGCAAGTACGTCAAGCCGGTGACAAGTACGGTTTCAACCTGAAGGATATCTGTAGTGAATCCGCTGTCCCTGATGATGCTGTCGGCAAGAGTGTCGCCAATATGTTTAGTTCTCTTTGCAATGACCTTGACAAGCTACTATCCTTGGCTGAAGACATCTACGCATCAGCCGACCCAGCACTCGAAACAGTGATCGGTGATTACTGTACCGATGTAAAGAAACTGAAGTGGAAGATTGATGCAACCATCGGAAAGTGAACCTCTAGCATACTTACTGCTACATACTGCAGGTAACCACGAAGTATTATCATCACAAGAACTGGTGACTGCGTACCTCGATACATGCCAGGTTGTCATTCCTCTTTTCACAGAAGATGTCCTGTACCACACCCGTCAGGCACTAACCAGGATTCAAGAATATGCCAACGCAACTACCGCTAACAAACTACAATATCTTCGCCCTACAGGGTGATGATACTGCCGATGACATGGATGTAGTAGAGACACTGGGCCTTGACCCGGCTGTCGCCTATACACCATCAATCAACGATGCCGCCATCCAGAAGATGTACTACGAGAACATCGATTCGTATATCAAAGCAGGAATGGACGAAGAAGCTGCACGTAACCTCGCCAAGTTCCATGCTGACGCCGCGCGGGCATCTGTCCAAGCAGCAATGAAGGATCAAGCAAAACAATTCCAGTTCTGATACTGAGAAAAATTAAACCCCTTACCATTACGGTAGGGGGTTTTAAATTGCTTAGAACGGTACTGGTTGATCAGTATCGAACATCTTGTCCAAAGGTACGTTAGCCAGTTCCGGAGGAACCTGCTTCACTGCCTCTGGCTTCTCTTCCCTCAGGGGTTCAGGCCGGTAGCCCTTCTTATTAGCCTTACCACCAGATGACGACATCTGACGGATGCCGCCCTTCTTGGTAGCTGCCATAAGAACCTTGTCAGCATTCTTGACTCGGTTACTGAATGCGCTGGTCCATGCATCGAAGGATGCTGTTGGGCCATACATATTCAATAGCTGACCCGACAGGTCCAGGAGCTTGGGGAATGATTGAGCAGGAACAGCCAGCTGTTTGGCAATCTTCTCATTCATCTCAGTCTCAGGAACCCAGCCAGCTTCACGGGCTTCTTTCAAGATACCATGTACCCTGGTCTTGTACTCATTCCACTTCTCTGACGGAGACTTTGTAGCTGGCTTCTTGCGGGCCATCTGACGGGTCTTCTCCATTTCGATAAAGCGTTTCTGGTACTCTCCATCGGCCTCAATTCTCTTATTGAAGTCATCGAACAGGGCACCCATTGCTGGGTAATCACCGTCTGCGCCGATACCTACTGGCTCACCACGACGAGCCACCTTCTGAGTTTCCTCATTCTTGATGGTAGTCACATATTCCTTGATATTGTTACCCATCCCAGCAATCTTGTCGATGGCACCAGGTATTGCCACATTGTTATACGTGTTGGTATAGATCAGCGATTGACCAGGGGTTGAGATGATGGAGTCGTGAACAAACAGAACGGGCCTAGGTGTCTTGCGACCCTTGTTGGCTTCGATAGTAGTCCACTTGACTAGATCACCGTCCATTGCCTGAATAGTCAGAACAGCGAACTGCCGACCTAACGCAGTACCCAGCGGATTGTGGAATGCATCATACTTCATCGTCTTACGGTTGAGGAAGTACTGTGTACCCTTCGATCCGGCTGGAACCAGCTGTTTGGCAACTGTCGGTACTTCAATCTCCTGTCCTGTCTCAGGATTCACCAGTGTATCAGTCTGCCATTGTGGCTTCTTGAGTAGGACTTCAGTACCATCTGGCAGACTCTGCCGAGTGATTATTTGACTTGTGTTACCGCCAGCAGCCTTATTGACCGGTGCAGCACCTACCGGAGAAATAACCAGATGGTCGCCGGTGATGCCTTCCAATACGATCGGTCTGTTGAGCACAGCAGAGTATCGACCGATACTCTTCATCATATTGACTGAGGAACTATCGATCAGCTGACGTAGCGACATTTCAACGGCTGACGACAATACATGTGCTGCCGAGGTAGTGTCCGGGTAGACACTCTCGGTCAGATATTGTGATGCTAGATCACGGTACAGTTTGTCAGTCTCCATCAGTTCCAGCAAAACATCACTGAACATGGATGCATCCTTCCCGTAAGAGTTCTGCATCAGTGGCTTCTTAAAGAAGTCCTTTGCTACACCTGATAGACCATCTGGATGAGCACTTCTGGCAGCTGCCCAGAACGAACGCCATGCTTCAGCCTCTTCAGGCTTATCATGAAGGATCGATTGCAGGTGATGCACCATAGTATCCATACCAAACACACGCATGTCACTCTGATTCGGGTTTGCCGTTGACAGTCGTAGTAGCGAATCCGAGGATGAGCTACCATCCTTCAGTCCAAAGAATAGTGACTGCAGGAAGATACCATTCTGATTACCATCATCAAATGAATGATGAGTCAGAGCCATCGAATGCTTGCTGGTCTTAGGATTATCGAACAGAGCCTTGGCCTTGAAGAAGTCGTCCCATAGGTTTAGTGTACCCAGGGCTTCACCCTTCTCAGTGGCTGTCCATAGAGACATCATCTCTTCATCAACATCGCCACCAAGGTTCTCTAGCGCAGCATTATACTTTTCACCTAGGCTGGCAAGCTTCTCACCGATAGCCGGGTTGTACAGTCTGATTGCATCGGCTACTGGAAGCTTCGTCACATTGTGTACTGTATTGGTATCGATGGCTGTATAGTAATACATGACTGCATTGTGCATTGTACCGATGGCACCCAACTCATTTGGGGTCAGCTTGTTGAGCTCGGCTTGGACCTTACTACCAGAGCCGCTTAGAACATAGTCAGCCCTCCGCTGCATGATGGCCACACCACGCGGGTCGAACAGGTAGTCTACTTTTACGGTATCCTGATATGCCAGACCCATGACGTCGCGCACCACACCCTTACTACCCATGTAATCAGTATCAAAGTTATTCGGGTAGAATCGCTGATTGCTGTTCGAGTGAATCCACTCACTATACCGTAGACCGGGAGACTTCTGGATAGACTTCATCGAGAACTCAATCTCAGACTTCTTCTGTTCCATAATCTTGAGTGCTTCTTCTTCTTGTAGCTTGCCGAAGTTGGAAACATCTACTGAGTTATCCTTGTTGTAACCCTGCGGGACTTTGACTCGGTGTTTGGCAGCAAGATAAGAATTACTGTCTACGCCATTACGCTTCGCCAGCGGATGAGTACTGTACATGAACTTACCTTCAGGGGTGTTCTGCACATACTTCGGATCAAATACGAGTGCCAGTTCCTTGACTTTACGATCAAGATCTTTGGGACGGAATACTAGGGCCACTGATCCAAGAATGTTCTTGGTTAGATTGGCTGCTTTGGTATTGTATCCCCTGGCACCTACTGCATTCTTGGTCATCTGTGGACCACCAGCAGATAGAGCACTACCTGAGTGAGTAGGTGTGGAGCTTGACCGGCGACGAGTAGTATCACCGACAACTGCCTCAGCAGTACGTAGCAGGTTCATTGACTGACGCTTCAGTTCAGGAGCAGCTTCTAGGACCACTCGACCATTGGCGTCATTGGTTGGAATGAAGTCCCCACGATTGATCTTGTCAATCACAATTGCCTTCGCCAACACATCCGTGCTTCCAGGGCTCAATTTAATACCCATACGACGCAGGCCATTGTCTAGGAAGTGGCGGGTGCTGTTGATCACATTCGGCATGTAGTCTTGAGTATCTGCCAACTGGTCTGCATCAGGTGACTTGGCATCCTTTTTGACAACGCCAATCTGTGAAGTGGCCTGACCAAGAGCCAGACCAGCCATAGTAGAGATTACCTGAGCAGTCTCTGTGTCGGCCATGTTGTTGTCAAACAGAACCTTGGCGCCTGCAGGAACCACATTCCCCTCACCGTCAGACATACCTGCGAAGGTACCGTTAGTGAATAGGGCCTCCTGAGCATTCATCGTAGCAGTCCCAAGATCAGTACCAACTTGATCAATGTATGAATCAATTGACTTGTACTGCTCATTGAGCTTCGCTGTTACACGAGCATTCTGAGGTGACAGCGACTCATCATTGGCCCATTGTTGGGTGTCCATGATTTGTCTGATACCAGTTTGGGCATTTCCAAACGGATCCGTGGCGATTGCCTTGATAGGCTCCTGGATAGAAGCATATGCAGCACGTTCAGCAGTAAGCTGATCATTGTAATCTTGCGGAGTAATTGTCCGCATCCTCGGCTGACCGGTCTGAGGGTCGATCACTGGCTCGCCAGTGCTAGGATCATATACTGGTTCTTGTTGAGCAGCTGGTGCAAACTCGCTACCAGAGATATCGGCGATATCTTGTTCTGATTGAATGGACATACCACCTTCTAGAACCGGGATACCACGCTCGATATCAGCAGGTTGTATCGTCGGAATTTGACCGATCGACTGCATGACATCCGAGCGAGGATCTGGTGCTCGGGTAGCTGAATAGCCCAAGCTATTCGAGAACATGTCACTTAGCTGTTTGGCTGAAGTAACTGATCCACCACCCAAAGGCGCAACTTTGGTGTTTAATGGAATTGCCATCTATTATCTCTCCTTGACTAGGTTGGCAGCTTCTTGAGCCGCAACCGGGAAACTACCAATTAGGGGTAGTGACTTGGCCAACTTCTTTGTACCAGACTCAGTTTCACCGGTACCCAATTCATACATTGCCCTGACAGCGCGGTCAGACCATGACAGGGGAGGGCTTGCATCACGCAGGCTTTGGTAGGCATACGTGAACGGTTCCTTGGTAGGATCCGCCTTCTTGTTGCTGTACAGGGGTGCTACGGTATCAATCAGGCTTTCTGCTCTACCTACAATACCGGAACCATACATTGCACGCTGAGCCTTCTTCACATTACTCTTCAGATACGGATTGTCATCATCCCCATAAGCAAGAATATCCTTTAGGATGTTGGCCATATGGGCAAACACCAGTGACATTGCCATTGTAGAGAATGCCTGGAACCGCATACCTGTTGAGCCATCCTTAATGTAGTCTTTGTACATACGGGGTAGAATGGTTGACGTCATGGCCCCGACGAATCGAGTCATGGCGGTGAATACGCGTAGGCGTGGATCATGGTAATACTTCGGCAGGTTGGCCGTTTGCGGGTTGGTTACCCTCTGATCGACCATATTGCGTAGGCCAACCATCAGTTCATCCCTCAGCTGTTGTACCGAGTTATCAATAGGTAGCCGCTCGCGCGAACCTACTGCGATGGAATGCAGCATTTCATCCAGTGCTGCCGGGTCAGTACTGTTCATGTTATCCATGATTGACAGTACCTTCTCAACATCAATACCCCATGACTGCATTTCCTTGAGCGAGTAGAACTGCTCTTTGGTCATGTCTACACCTGTCTGGAATAGTCGTGAACGGTCCTCTGCCGGGATTGCCAGTAGTGAAGTAAGCTTTGTATTGAGGATGTCTCCTGCTATTGACAGTGTAGCAATACGGGTTGCATTGGTGATCGCATGCAGTCCGATCATTGAAGAGAACACTTGCATGGTCTTTTTCATGTTGGCGCTGTTGGTCTCGAACTTGGCCTGTGTATTGTATCCGCTGTCGTTATACCCTAGTCTTTCGAACAGGGAACGACCCATGTACCTCTTGTGAAACTTCTTCACCTTCTTCGCGAACTCATCCATCTTCTCCTGCGAGGTATTTGGATCAGAATTCAGTGTGTCAAACTCCTCATCTAGCTTCTTCAGTTCTACTTGTGCTCTACCATTTGGAGTATTGCGAGCATAGGATAGACCCAGTGACGCAGTCGAGAACGACACACCTTTATTGATCTCCGAACGTAGCTCGTTGAACATCTCCTTGACGGCTATTCCGAGTTGTTCGTTGATACGATTACCTGAGGTACCCATCGTTGACATTGCAACTTCCGGTAGTGAACTCAATGCAGCCTTACCAAGTGATGCCAGCATTGTTGCTGTAACACCCCAACCAAGAATCTTCTCAATGAACGGATAGTTCTCAAGAGTATTGTAGGTACCGGTAGCAATCCTATAGAAGTCCTTGGTGTTCTGTACGGCATCTAGATACTCAGCCTCACTGCCGAATTCCCCAGCTTGTTTTGCCAGTGTAAGTAGCTTAGCTAGATTGGATCCATCCTCCCCTAGGTAGATCCTCTGTGCCGCATCAGTTGCGATTCTGTGTTTAAAGTTCTCGAACGCAGCGAAGATGTTCGGCTCGAAGAGATCGTTTAGCGTCTGGTCTCTAAATACACCGTGAGCCTCCATCCACGCCTTGGCTGGGCCAGCCACTGAAGGATTACCAGAGATAAGACCTTGTACTGCCTCTCTAGCTTCTCGCATACCGCTGCCATTGGCAACCATAGTATTGATCAGTCGGCCTTCGTTCTGCGCAATCCGCTTAGGATCGATGGCAGCATCTACGAACACTGCATTCAGTGAGCCAAACCTCGAAGTATCATAGCCCAGTTCCCTCAATAGCTCTTCTGCTTGACCTGTGATACCGTCAGCTTCATCCTT